CTACATCAAACGGAATGTATCCATTGGTGGGAAAATTTGTAGCTACCTCGGCTCTAAATCCAAACTCGCCTGTTGTGTCACTGCCTTGCAAGAATCGACTATTGCACCATGGCATGTAGTACGTTTCTAAAATATTTTGTAATGAACCTGCTACCAAATCAAAGCCGGCATCTGTGATTATTTGGTTGAACAAATACCACCAATTTACAGCGGGTGTAAGGTCAGCAGGATATACGGGAGTGTTAGGGTCTTGCAGTGAACGCGTGTTAGCTTCACCTACCTCACTCCATAATTGACCGCGATCTAAAATTGTCCAATACCTTTCAGTGTTTGGTGCTGTGACATTGGCGTAACTAACTTCTTCATTCAATGAAGGCAAGTCTGCAATGTCACTTAACTTCTTTTCGCCTATGTTGCGTACAAGGTCAGGCGTTTCAGCATAGAACGCAAGCTCAACTTCGCTAATGCGGTTCATGGTTTTGTATACCTTGCGCACACGAATGTAACCTGTGGCGATGGGTAACGTGTCTACGCGTATTTCAGCAGGTAGCTTGTAGTGAAAATAGTTTTCTGTGCCTGCTTCTACGTTGACATCGAACAGCGCACCTAATGCATCTTGATTGGTCTCACTAAATGGCACACGAAACTCGCGTGTGAATGCGCCCTGTGCCGTGAAGTTGTTAAGGTCTTGAAACTTCCAGTTTTGCGAGATGCTTTCGTTCTCGAATAAATCTAAATACTTTTCAGTTACCGATGGCACAGCTGCCATGTAATTGAAATTGGGTGAATCAAAATTATCAATAGGGAAATCAAAAGGAACATCACTAAATATCTGCGTATTGGTTGGACTTATAAAAGCATATGCAGGGTTATTTAACTCTACACTAGCAATATAATAAGTACCTAAATCACCATAGGTTAGGCTTTCCATTTGCACATAACCTCCAACGTATGCGCTCATGTCATTAGGATAGCTAAATGCCACCTGTGGACTTACAGTCTCATCTAATTGACCCGATTCAACAGCCGTGACAATGCCACTTGGCGCTGTGCCGGCTATCTTAACTATTAGTTGTACTTCTCCGTTCATGTTATGTCCAGTATTCGTTTGCGATTCTTACCTTCAAAGTTACGTTGTACAACTTGCCGTCACGTGTTTTCTTTTCTACATACGTTGTGTCATCAAGCTTCACCGGTACTTCTACCGCCTTGCCCGCATCAGTTGTTAGCCATGTGACTTGATTGCTCACCAATAGTGATCGCAAGAACTTAAACTCACCCTCACTAATGTAATCACTTGTGACGGTAAGCACCTGCTGTGCCATGTTGCGCCTTTCAACGAGCCCTCTATCATTTGCACTGAATACTGATGTTGTACCATTGAATAATACTTTGCGGTAGTTCTTGCGTTCTATTTCGTCGGTTATTTCACTACGCTTAATAAAGTTAAAGTAATCCCACCCACCACGACTATTAACCCACCCGAGGCGAATCTTATCATTGTGGCAATCCGATTGACCATACTTAGCCGTGTTGTAAAAAATATAGCTAATACTTTTTTGAGTTATCCCGCTAACTATTTGCACTTGATAGCATCGCCAATTTGGAAATAGTGAAGGTTTCACGGTCAAGCCCGTCCAATCATTAAGGTTGGCAGGATAAACAGGCAGCGCCTCAATGTCATAGCCATTCAATGTGATGGTTTGCGTTGATGGCGCACCCGTTGCAGAAAAAATCTGTATTCTTAATGTCACGGGCGTGTTGTTCGTTAGATAGTCATCATTGCCCGGTATTGAGAGCACGCCGTAATCAGATTCATGCGCAGGTATCCAAATAAAGGTATTGCCAGTAGGGCCGCCAAAACTCCATGTTTGTGCCAAATACCACGAATGCGTATCTGTTTGCCTATCGCTCATGGCAAGACTCGTGTTTGATGTAAGCGAATACTTAACCTTTTGAGAGCCTGTTTCTACGTTTGGCTTGTAGCCGTCGATAACTTGAAAGTAGCCATTTACTATTATACCATCTACTCCATCCACTCGGCTGCCCTCGTTTTCAGTTAATACACCATCTACTAACCACCATTCAAATAGTTTAAAATCGTAAGTCTTTTTGCTTAAGTCATCAACTGTATCATCTGTGCTAAAATGAAAATTAAGCGGTTCATAATTGCGCATGTCTTCAAGCAATGACGACATATCAAAGTATAACTTACCATCGGGCGCAGCAGGTAAATAAAAATAGTACGTCTTTGCATCGATATTAACCTCAACACCATAACGGAATCCAGTCTGTGCTGTTTCCGTACTTGTCGCAATGATCATTAGCTTTTGCCCACGTACCGCCCACTTATACGGTTGGTCATTTATCGTTATTGCCATTATCTTTTATTTAGTAGTAATCTTTGTTCAACTGACTTGATATAACTTTCCATTAGCTTATCCTTGTACTCGTCCCATGTATCATCTATTGCCTCTGTATAATAGTAAATTCCTTCTATACCTTTTTCACCGATGCTCTTTGCAATGGCAAATGCTGCGCTCTTGATGTTGCTTTCTGTTGATTTGATAAACTCGCCCTGCCTGTTTCGTAGCTTCAGACGTTTGATGCGTATCCAATCCTCAATAGGTTTAACAGGTGGCATCTTCGCACCGGGTGTTCTACCAAACTCAATTACGTCCGCATACTTTCCCGCGTCATCATTAGACACGGTGAAGTCAATCGTAGGCTTGTTATAACGGATTTTGAGATTGTAGTATAATGAATTGAGCAACCTGCCCGATGCAACGCGGTTTACGGTCTTGCCGCGCACCCTACGTTTGATACGCAGGTTTGATTGCGCCCGCTCAACTACGGCTAGCGCATACTCATTCAACATATCTTCAAATACATCTGCCACTATGCAAGTGTAATGTTTAAGTGTGCCGCTGCAAGCGTGTAAGCTTCAGCATTTGAATCACCACTATTGCCCCAATCGGTATACTCTTGACCTGTAAAAAATAGTTGGCCCTCGTATATGATGTTGCCTATGGTGTCAAATAACTTATATACCAATGCTGCCTGCGTAGCAAGGTCGTCGTAGCTAATGTAGAGCAGGATTGATGTGGCAGTTTTAGTGTCACCATTGCTCCATATTTCTAAAGGTTGGATGTTCATCATATTACTTGTAATTCTAAGTATGAATTGATTTGACATTGAATTTGTGAGCCTGCTATTTCAGTTGCAAAACGTAAACTCACCGTGCCATTTGCGCTTGGCGTTATTACACCCTCAACTATTGCGCAGTTGTTATTTGGTGCACCACTGTTAATCGCAGTACTAGGCTGGTCGTATAAAGTCCATGCCCCATTTGCAACCAGTCCTGTGGTAGATGCAGGAAATAAAGTTCGATAAATCAAGCGTGTTGGTGAAGCTGGACCATTAACCGCCCAACGTGAACCCGTAGTGGCTAATGCCGCGCTAAATAAACAAACGAATTTAAAGTTGTAACTAACTCCCGCCGTAACTGCAAAATTTAATTCAGGTACATCAGCAAAGGCGACAGCGGTTGTATTGTGGTCCGCTGTTTTAAAAGTAAATGTTGGTGCGCCTATTTCGCTTTTTAAAGTAGATAATGAAATAGCACTTACTGTGTTATCCGCATTTATCTTTAAATAACGAACCGCGCTAGGGTTTGGCAATGTGGCAATATTGTTACCCACCGTAGTAAGTCCTATGCTGTTTTGCTTGCCATTGAATGTAGACCAATCCGCGCTACTCAATGCACCACGATTTGCAGCACTGGCAGTAGGCAAGTTGAACGTGTGTGTGCTTCCTGCGCTACTTATTGCAAAATCAGTTCCGGCTGTGCCTGTTGCAAGGTTTTGAACCTGCGATGTAATACCATTAATTGCATTGATGCCAGTGCTCAATGTGGTTATTACTTGGCATAGGTGGCTGTTTTCAGTGTGTAATACCAACGTGCGCCCTGATGTAGTAACAAATACACGCAACGCGAGCCTATCGGTTAAAGCCATTGTTGTGGCAGGTACTGCAAGAGCCGTGAAATAAGCATCGATTACCGTGCCCTGTGTAATGCCTTCAGGCGTTGCTACATCCGTAGCCAATAGCGTAAATGTTGTGCCATCGTACTTGTACAACTCAACATAGAATGAAGGCGTGCCACCACTCGATGACGCGCTAAAATAAAGTTCAAGGTTAAAGTTTCCACCCGGCACTAACAACACATTTGGATCATTAGCATCCGTAATGAATTGTGCAATCAATCCATTGCCAGCTGCATTCGTTCGAGTGAAATCCGTACCCGCACCAAATACAGCTGTTTTGCTCATTTGGTAGTACGTACTGCCGCCTATTGTACCTTGATTAATTGAGCCGTTTAAATAGTAACTAACCGATGAACCGCCGCCACCTGTGGTTGGAAAGTTAGCGAGTTGCCCATCACCACGCACGTATTGCGTTGCAAGTCCTGCGCCTGTGATTGCAAGTGTGCCAGCTGTGGTAATTGGTGAACCTGTTACGTTGAATGCTGAAGGTACGGTAAGTCCTACCGATGTGACCGTACCACCGCCGCCGCCGCTTACCGTTGTATATTCTACTTGACCTGTTGCCGCATCTGTTAGCGTTAATACTTGCCCACTAGTTGCGGTGCCTGCATCTACGGCGGGTGTTTTTATAATGACTTCATTTTCTATCGCAGGAAAAACTGATGAATCAACACCAACCGAAATGCCTACCGAACCAAATTGATTAATTGCGTATAAACCCGCTACGCTGTTTTCAATACTACTATCACCGCTCACGCTTATGATAGCCTGATGTGCATTTAATTTATCCTCATAGCGTAATTCTATATTAGTTGAATCTGCAGTTATTTCGGTCTTATCGTCTGTTTCTTCTGCCGTTACAGCATACTTGCCATTTAAATTTATAAAATGCGAAGTGAGATTATCTAAGACTAAGAAAGTGCCATTGGCATCAATAGTATTGTTTTGAGTTAATACAGCATCTTGAGTAATCACATCTTGCAAACCTTGCGGCGTTGGTATAGTAGGCTTGTTCAAGATTTGATAGTCACCGCTCGTTGCGTTCCAATCAACAGGGCTTTGACGCAACCTGAAACCAGCGCTTACAAGTTGCCAGTATAGCGTGTTAGTTGGCAGCAGCGCGTCATTGTTAGCGATGCATTGGTAAACATTGCCGTTATACCATACGCGGTCACCAACTACATATTGGTTGCCTGTTGCTGTGGTGTGGTTTGCATTGTATGCCGTACTAACATAGTCACCACCACCACCGCCACCTGTTGAATCAATTTGCACTTGACCATTTCCTAAATCCGTGATGGTGATGTTTGTGCCATCAACTAAGTCGAGCAGCGTTTGAACTACGTTATCTGTTCCATTCGTGCGTAGCGTTATGCCATAGCCCGTTCCTTCACCACCACTCCCGCCTGCGCCACCAACTGACCATATAGCCGGGATGTCACATGCACTCCAGTCCCATGGAACTTCTAACTTGATAGTAAACGCAACACCCGTAACCGTGTTCTTTTGTTCCTCCATGAATGGCTCGAACACCACGTTGTTAACGAGTTGCACATTAAAGCCAAATAGTTCAAGGCCGTTTTGAATTTCAGCTACAAGGTCTTGCCCCAATCGGATGCAATCGCTAATGACTTCACGCTGATATTCCGCTTTTGTTTCTTTGTCACGCGGTATATCGGCAAACATGATGTGGAAACCAAACTGCATTGCACCCTTTACAGGTTCAATTGTATCGGGCGTGACGTGCATAAATGGATATTGGTCATCATTCAACTGATCACTCATATCAATTTGCCCGTGAGTAAATCGCTTAATCAAGAAGTGACCTGCGGCAAATGCCTCGAGCCTATTGATTAACACGTTGTAACTATAATTATAACTGCTACTCATTATCTATTGCGTTTTCTCATTTCTACTTTTTGCACATACACGTAGTCTGCTAAGTATGTCAAGTGTGTGAACACTTCATATACCCCTCTTTCCGTGACTGCGTCAAACTTTGTTATGTCACGTTCAGCTAGTGATTCAATGATGTGAAACCATCCGTACACGGCTAAGCCGTCTGGGGTTGTTCCTGCATCTCCTTCACTATCTCCGTTATCTCCTTGGCCAAATATTCTAGGGAACTGTTGTATAGTTCTATTTCTAAACTCGAAAAAAAAAGCAGCACATTGAGTACATGGTCAAGTGTTAGCTGCAATACTTCGCTTTCGTACTTACGTTTGGCGTTAGGGTTGTAATCTTCAATGTCGTAGTATTTACCAAACTTAGCTTTTACAGGGCGGTATAGTATGCACATCATCTTGTGCGCTGCCTCGCCGTTAATCACACCGTCTTTGTAGATGTTGCCGCACTGGGTATCTAAGTCAATGTATTCACCGAACGTAAGCTCGTTAAGGTTAGGAATAAACCCTAACTCAATTGCACCTACGCGCACCTTGCGTTCGAAGTCACTGCTGCCTAACTTTATTGCAGCTTCAAAGCGCATGATGATTTCATCAATGACACTTGATTGTAGCAGGCGAATGCTCTCGTTGTTCTTACCTGTGATAATGCGCACCTGCTCAACCTTATCGACTGCATTTTGATAGTCGATGTACTTGCCAAGAGTAACCCCTTTGGCGTTGGCTGCTATGCTGAACTTTAATTTCATGTTCCGTTGTATTGTAGTTTTTGATTCCTTTTTGTTACAAGTCCGAATGCACCTGAATGATAACCGGTGCTTTTTCATCACCGCTGTGCGTTATTCGGGCTTGTTTTGGTTTGAAGTATTCGAGTAGCGCAGTGTAGTGTTTGATGTATTCTTCATCCTCCATATCATTCATGATGCGCATGCATTTGGCTGCACCCTGCTGGGTGAACCATTCGCCTAACTCATTCCACATCTTGGTCTTTTCACTCACCGCCCCTTTCGGTTTTAGACCACCATGCCCTGGCAGCAAGTGGCCTTTCTCGTTGCGTGTCTTTTCCATTTATTTCGATAAGATATTGTTACTTGTTTTACACCTTTCCTAATTGCCTTCTAAATTCTTTGATTAGATCACGGATGCATGATGCGCACCCGCTAGGCTTTTCATGTTTCTTTGTTATCTTGCTAAACCAATAGTACAGCATCTGTAAATCTTCCTGCTCTATCTTATTGGCCTTGCTTACTCGTTTGATAAACTCATCCAGTGCTGCTATTTCCTCGGGCTTCATGTCAATGGCAAACCATTTATGAGCCGGGCATGAACTGAATCGGAACTTTGTCTTCACATCCATGAAGCAACCACACAGCTTTATCTTTTCCTTGTAGTAAGTGACCTCATTTTCTTCAGGCATGACGGTTCCACCGATTAATGGTGTGCCGCATGTGCCGAATGTAGGTTGGTAGAACTTACATTTTTTGCAAGTCATTAGCCTCTCTCTCTGAATGTGCAATGGCGCGTTGAAGTTTAACATACTCTCTTATCTTTTTTAGTGCCCTATGTATTGATGTGCGTAAGTATGGGTAGGGTATGCCCGTTGTAACGCTTAGTTCTTTGTAATCAAAGTCAGGTTTGCTGTATAGACGTAGCAAGATGGCATCAAACTCATGCATGCGCCCGATTGCGCTGTACAAGTATTCACCATCTACAAAGGCACCTATCCATGTCTCATCCTGTTTACTATCTTCTACCTGTTTATCTATATGCAGCTCGTAGTATTTGCGGTATTTGATAGCGTAGTCGCTGCGATTGCTGTGCCATGATAGCCAAATGGCCCTGTTGATGTATGCTTCTACTTTGCCCCGGCACACTATGTCTTTAATATCCTGCTCTGGCCTATCCATCAAACGCGCTAACACCTCATGCAGTAGATCACTTCCCTTTGTTTTGTCGTGTGCAAGCCTTGTGGCCTTATCAAGCCATGCATCGTAATACCTTGATATGTTGCTACTTATACAGGTATCCAAAAATATTTTACGAAATTATTTGCATACTGAAAATAGTTGCCTATATTTGTCCCCATCAATACAAAAGTAATCAAAAACAAAAGCAATGAATCATTTTAGATTTGAACTCGAGAGCAATCACATCCCTGCTACACTTACAATCGAGGTAAGTTACAACGGCTACTATCGCGAAGCAACGTATTATGACCCATCTGAATTTGATACAGACGATGTATCATACAAAGTATTCTGCGATAAGCTTGAAATCACTCAATCAATAGACAACTCAAACTTCCGTGAGTTGCAGGATGAGATAGAAAACGCGGTAAGCGATGAAATTACAAAGGATTTTTTTAACCTCTAATACATCAATACAATGAAACACACCTTTGAAGTACCAACCTATGAGCCCGTAATAAGCGGGTCTACTGAAATCACTTTGCCTCACTACTACATCTGTGGTAGTTTTGGCCAAGTGTTCTGCTGTATGTCTGAAGATATGGTATTAACTACCGTTATGAGTTACAGCACTAACAAGCAAATCGAAGTACGCCAGTACGATAGCCTTTCACAGATTGTTACACGCATGGAGGTTGATATGCGTGATAGACACTACAAGGTTATTGATGCCGAGGTATTCATGCACATGTTCAGCGAAGCACACCGCGAAGTGTTCTACGCTGTTAACCCCGAACTAAGACCGAAGCTATGAGAAAGCACAACGAACTGAACGGATTGATAGCACGCACGGTGGGCAGTAACGCTGCCCTACTCCGTGCGATGCGTAAAAGCAGTACACCAATATCAGACCGTACCCTTTACAACTGGCTGTATGATGCCAAGACCATTAAGCTCCAGCAACTGATTAACTTGTCAAGGGCTATGGATCTACCGGTGTGCGAAGTAATTAATTCAATAACTATAAAACATGAAGGCGATGAGTAGCATAATAAAAAACAAACTGCGAAAGGATAACCTACCAACGCGAAGTGACATCTTGTTTATTGTAAAGAACTTTGATAAGATGAGTTTTGAAAAGCTGCGCATGCAGTTGAACGTGAGCAATCG